TACTGAAGTGCCCACTTAGATGTAGCGCCATCAATTAGATCGATGAAGCCTAGTCTTTGTGAAGCAACTAGTACTCTTCTTTGTAGTGCCACTTCGTAGTCTGACTCAACAGTCATTCCACGTAGTCTTGGCATAACGTAGTTTCTAGCGTATACTGCTACGGCATGGAATTTGGATACAGCAGGTGTTGCGAACTCGTCGCATACAATTACTTTAGATCCAAATACTGTTCCGATTTCTCCAGATAGTTTAGTAGCCATATCGCCCACTAAGTTAACATCTTGGAATTCAGCATCTTCTAGTAATTCGAAGTATCCTCTTTGTGATACAACGTAAATTACGTCATCAGCTCTTAAACCATATTTGCCCATGTTCTTTCTAGCAGCTAATAATTGTAGCGCTGTAAGAGCATCTGTTGCAAATGCAGTTGTAGTCTGAGTTAAATCTGAGTCGTTTCTTGCTAAGTGCAATAAACCTTCAAATGTTGCACCACTTGTGCCGTAAACGCCATCAGCGTCGTCACCAGCAAGTACTGCATTTTCCACGCCTCTAGCATGGGATCTAATCATAGACTCACGAATTAATGGAAGAATAGGCAAGATAGCATCTTCTTCTGTTTCGTTTCCTAAGTATGATTGTGAGATCAATTTTTTAGTTGAAAGAGTTCTTTCAGCCATTACAATACCAGCACCATTTGCGGGGTCATAAGCATCGCCTCTTGGATCTAAGTTACCGTGAGGTGCAGATCCTGAAGCTATTTGGTTGCCTGTAAATTCGGCATACCCAGCGTCTGGTAGGATTGGTAATATTTGAGTCGCAGAAGTCATAGCGATTTCTCTAAATAGAGGCGCTAGTACTAATTCGTTTTGAATATCTCTTTCTATGTTTGTTGAAACAGTTTGTTCAAAATCTGCAGATGAAACATCAACACCAGACATGGCGTTAACTTTTTCCATTGTATCTTTCGCAAACTTAGTATTAAGCCCTTTACCAGTAGCTTTACCAAGTAACCAAACATCTTCTAGATCACTAGTAAATGACTCAAGTGCGTTTCCGCTCTTTTGTCTTTCACCAAAGATTCTTTTAGATTCTCTGATTTGAGAGATTTCTTCGGATTTTTCACGTAGTTCAGCTTTTAGGCCTTCTACTACTTCTTCAACATTAGAGTATTTACTATCAATGCGTTTCTCCAGGTCAGAAACTAGTGTTTCCGCTCCTGATGTTCCTGCTTCGATAATAGCTGATACTTCAGCTTTCTTTTCTTCGAGTTTGGCATCGGATATTGCTTTTTCTTCAACTGCTTTCTCTGCGACGGCTTGTTCCTCCGCTATAGCTTTCGCTTTAGCATCGGCTTGTTGCATCGCAATAGCTGCAGTTGTTTCTTTAGCAACGTTCTTTGCAAACTCTTCAAGATTAAAGTCTTTATTTTCTGACATTATATTTTCCTTGAAGACAGACGTATTGTCTGTATTATCTTGAGGCGTAATTACCTCGGTTGTTTTGACAAATTGCTTTTTCCACTCGGAATATTCTTCCTTCGTGTCAAAAGACTTCGCCACAGAGAAGGTGGCTGCTTGGTTAGCGGGTACTGATACCACACTTACTTCAAACAACTCCGCATCTTTAATTAAGTATCCATCGCCTTCTTCCATATAATCTGCGTCTTTGACGCGGAAGCCGACACTGAATGCTCTCAGAATACCCTCTTTTACTAAATTTGTTACATCGCCAGCACTTTTTGATAGGTTCGCGGTAATCTTTAGTCCTTTATCGTCAGTCTCTAATGAGGTGGCTCTGCCGATAGGTTTGTTATAGTCATGGTTGAAAAGTATAATAGGATTATTGCCAAAATTTTCTAATCCTCCTTTCTCCCATGCCTCTTTTTTAATAACATCTCCCGCACGATCTGTATCGTTAGTGCTGGCATATCCTTTGATATTTACACTTCCGTCATCTGCCTCTTGGACAGACTTGAATGTTGATGTTAAATTAAAAATCTTTTGCATAATTATTCCCCTTATTTCTTTGCTTTTGGCTGTTTAGCCGTAGCAGCTTTTTTGGGCGCTTTTGCAACTTTTGGAGCGGCAGGTACTTCCGCAGAAGGTTGTGCCTTTTCCCATTGTTCAGGGTGGTTAGTCTTTATCATAGATGCTACTCTACCCCAAGAACCGAAAGGTCTCTTGGCGATTGTGAATCTGATAGGTGCGTCAGGTGCGGCTTTATATTCCGC